CCTGTTTTTACAAAACCTCCAAAATATTTATCAAAGACGAACTGTTAGCCCTCAACAAAATTGCTCGCACAATATGTAACACATTAACCAGCACAGCTCTGGTCACTGGTCCGTGGGTTAGCGCACTAGAACATTACTTGAAGGACCACTCCCATCTCATGAAGGGTTTGATGCCACAAAGCAAAGCTATAAAATTTCAGAAAGCTTACGAACGGGTATTTCCAGCTGGTACAAGCGGTATCGTGTACGGCTATGATGGAAGTGCCTGGGACAAGAGTATCCAAGGAACCCTAACATTATTGGAGATTCACTTCTTCGAGAAGTTGGGAATGCCCAAGAAAATGTTGCGATTAGTTTATGAGCTTGCCAAACACCATCGTTTCAAGGTGAAAGGGGGTCGTGTCGAATTTTCATGGTGCAGAAAATCTGGCAACACTGAGACCTCCATTGGCAATGCCATTTTAAATCTGACACAACACCTTGGCGCCATCCTTTTCGTACTGCGTGGTCTCACCGACAATTGGGAAGATGCCCTCCTATTGTTGAAAGAACGCCTTCATATGTGGGCCGGTTTCGCAGAAGGTGATGACTTCATTGGCATGTTCCGTTCGCTATTATACCACCCACTTCCCCATGATGTCGCAGCAGTACGACTTCGTTCGTTCTTGCACTCAACCGGTATCAAACCAGAGTTGGAAATTACTGATTCCACATCTTTATTATCCCCTGAATTTTGTGCCATACGTTTTTACCGCCAATCTCCAGATTACATTGCTGTACCAGACATTCAACGTGCTGTCCTTAGAATGAGCAACACAACAAAGTGTCCAAAGTTCCTTCCCGGTTCAATGACCAAGCTAAAAGCTGCCGCCATGATTGTCTTGTGGCCTAAGTGCAAGCCTTTGATGATCCTCGCCAAAGCCATGTTAGATAGACTTGATAAGGGAAGAGTGACACGGAAGATGGTGTTTCGTGAAGCGTCATATTGGTGTTTGGAAGTCCTAGGAGTGGAGGAATTACATTCTCGGATCATAAGCATTATATCCAACGATGAGGATATTCCGATCCCACAGGGAGACCCAGCATCTGATATGGCCATGTTGAAAATAACATGCACTGAAAAGTTCAATCAATATTGTGACAAACTACGCTTGTTTGGTTTGAAGCAAGGTCCACTACCAACATTATCCAACTATCAATGTCAAATGCAAGAATAGGAGGGGAGAATCCGTTTGTGATGAGATTACTCAGGGATGGTACGCGCTAACTGTATAAATGGCGAGACTGGCTCGCCCCTGTCGTCAACTCTTGGTTGCTGTTGAAAATGTAAAAACTTTTCGACCCTTGATTATTATTAGCAACCAAGTAC